TCGGTCGAGGCCAGTACCGTGCCGCCAACGCGGTCGAGCACCACCATCTTCGGTGTGTAGCCTGTCATATCAACCGCGCTGTTGTAGCGCAGGTATCCGCCTGAGGTGTAAGTGCCGTAAAGGTCGTCGCCGTTTTCATCGACGGCTGCCGTATTGATGGCGTTGAGGTCGATGGTATTGGCATCGACGTAGGTCACTTCGTGATACTCGTTACAGCGCGGTGGCGAGTGCGCGGCGTTGATCTCGACCATGCCTTTGACGCCTTCAATGGCGGCACGCCAGCCGTCGACCAGGCCGTGCGAGGGGGCCGTGATGCGCACCGGGCCTGACTTCGCAATGGCGGTGATGGCCTTGTAGACCTCGGGCTTGTCGGTCTCCCAGCGCACAGTCAGCGCGAAGGTTTCGCCTTGCTCGATAGTGAGGTTTTTAGTGGCTGGCATCAGGTTTCCCCTATTCCGTAATACTGCTCAAGCGCCCAGCGCTCGTTGATGGCGGAAGACTTGGCGCCGAACTCCGCAGCGAACATCAGCGCGTGCTGCTCGGCCTTCTTCGGGTCGAATAGGTCAGCGTCCTGCTTGTTGTAGGCTTCGGACAGGATGTAATGCACCAGGCCAGGGTGATATCGGGAGGGGATCTCGGGGCTGTCTTCGTCACACGCCATTGCTTCGAGCGGAGTGCGGACGACCGTCAAACGCACAACGTCCGCCGTTGCGGCCGGTGGGTAGAGGCAGATCGCCCCGGATTCATAGTCCGGGATAAATACCAGCGGCGCTGATGCGGTGGCGCTCTCCCAGTTCGGGTAGCGATCATCCATGTCGCGCACGACGATAGGCGCCAGCCGTCGGTTGGCCGTCACCAGCCGTGCCCGGCGGATGCCGATAATGCGCTCGTCAATAGCCAGCACCTGCCCATTCGCGGGAACATCCACGTAAGTCACTTCGCTGCTGGAATCGACCAGCAGGTGCGCCCGCCGACAGGCCTCCGCCTCGGCTTCGTTCGCCCAGGCATCCACCTCATCGTCGCTGCAGAAGTAGGGGACGATCCGGTCGCCAGAACGTAGCCGATAGAGGTCGCGCAGTTCTTGAAGGTTCATGCCGCCGTCTCCAAAATAGCCGCAGTCACCCTGGCCGGATCAATGGAACTCTGGCACTCGGACGAGCTGGTCGTCTCGTTCATGCTGCAGTGATCCCAGGTATAGTGCAGGCGGTGACACGGATAGCAGGGGCACAGCGGCTCGATGGCTGCCGCATTGACCCAGTGCTTCGTCAGGTTCTCGTGGCTGGAGTGCGACAACAGACAGACCTTGCGGTTGCTGTCGAAGGCCACTGCGTTGAGGACGCCTGTTTCCGGGCCGACAACGGCATCGCAGATCTTGGCCAGTGTCAAGGTCTGGCGGATATTGATCTCACCCGACAGGCAAACGACGCGATCTTCCTTTTCCCAGCCCACTTCGAGGATCTTGCACGCCGCGTCACCAACCAGGAAGATCCGGCAATCCGGTCTTTCCAACAGAATCCGCGCAATCACGGCATCCTGATAGGGGTAGAACTTATGAACGCTTGACCCGGCCAGCGCAAACAGCATGTTGAAGCCGCCCGGCAACAAACGCGCCTTGGCTTCTTCGGTCTCGGCCTCAGTCGGATAGAACGCCGCTTCGCTCTTGTAAGGCACTTCGGCCAGTTCAGCCGTGAATTCCAGGTAGTTTCTGCCCAGATACTTGCGGCGGACACTGGCCGGCCAGGCGTGGCAGGTGCGCCCCGGCAACGCCAGCAGCGTTCCCTCAACGGACTCGGACAGGTTGATGAACTTGTCGTACTTCTTGGCCTGATACGCCCAGAACGCGGATAGTTCGCCATTTGGAACCTGATCGGTGTCCTGGATAGCCCATTCATCGACGTGCGGGTCGTGGGCGATAATGTCCTTGCCCTTGGGCGTGGTCATCACGGTGACGCGATAACCCTGCCGCTTCAGCTCTGGCAGGATGTTGGAGGCCTGCAGCATGTCTCCGAAGCCGCCGTAGCGCACCACGCAAGCGGTTTTCTTGTACTTTGGCCGGGTCAGGTAGCTCGATTGCTCGCCGCCGGCGTCCTTCTTCTGGAACACCAGCAGGAACGAGTATTCTTGGCCTTCGTTGCGCTCCTGGCGCTCAACAACGTCAAAGTGTGACGCGATGTCACGCATTGCATTGAGGATGTCCAGCGGCTCAAAGTCGTGTTTGTGGTCTTTGTTGGCGTAGGGTTGGCCGATGTTCGGGTAAAACTTCTTGTGCGGCAGGTACAACGTCAGGTAGCCGCCCACCTTGATGACGCGCCACCACTCTTTCAGCGCTGCCTTGTAGTCCTCGATGTGCTCCAGCAGGTGCGAGCTGAAAACCCCGTCACAAGCCTCTGTCTCGAAGTCGTCCAGGCGCTCGGCAGTCTCCACTTTATAGTCTGGTTTGATGTCCATCCCAAACAGTTCGTTGTCGGCGCAGCTATCCACCCCGATAAAGTGTGGGAAGGCCTTCTTCTGGCCGCAGCCGAGGTCAAGCACGGCACCGCGAGTGTAGGGAACAATCTCCCAGACGATCTTCGCGGCTTCGCTCGTCGTGGGAATATCTGCAGTCCAGACCATCACCCCTCCAGTTGTGCGGAGAGTTGATCGTCAGCGGCTACGGGCGCGGCTACAGGCTTGCGCCTGCGATTGATCGCCGGGGCGGCTGCACTGGTTGCGCTTGCTACTGCAACGACTGCCTTCGCTTCACCAATCAAGTTACCCCCCGCGTCAAAGTAGTTGCCGTCCTGGGCGTAACGCCGACCTTGGCTATCGCCCATGATCTCGCCATAACTGCGCGACCTGTCGAGAGTGGTCATGTCAAATCCCCTCTTTCCCGTCGCTCTTGGCTGCGCTGCCCATGCCTGTGCTGTTGGTGGCGTCCTGGTCAAGACTGGCGCCGTAAGTGTCGCCGTTCATGCCAGTGCCCGTGCCTTTGTCAGCAAAAGGCTTGGTGTCGCCCTGCAGTTCGCCCGTGGGCCTGTAGTTGCATTCGCTCATGTGATTCTCCGGTTAGCGTTCCCAGCCGTTTGGCCGGGTCAGAAAGCCCTTGGACGGGCTGTCGAACAGGCCGTCGAAGTAATCGACCAGGCCTTGATCTTTGGAATTTGCATCGGGCGACAACTTCTCGAAGCCGGTCTTCGGGTCGGCGCCGTAGGTCTCGGCCCCGTCGGTCAGATACTTGATTTGATCAGCCATCGCAGTCTCCTTGTCGCTCGATAGCAGAAACTTTCGCACACCCCCACCAGACTTCTGACGCGATTGCCATCTGCATTTTTCAGACAAAGAAAAAGCCACCCGAAGGTGGCTCTGCCTGATGGTCGAAACCGATCAGGATTGTGTGGCGTCGTGCCTGACCTCGTACTCCAGAATGGCGTGATAAGCGCCAGTCGCATCGGTGCCGTTCTTGATGCTGATCTGGCCCAGTGCGGCGATCTCGGCATCGAGGGCGGCGGTGCTGGCAGAGTAGCCGGCAGTCTGCGTGTTCAGCGCGATAGTGGCCAGGGACGTAGTGCCGCTATAGACCGTGCAGCCGTGGCCGGTGGTGGCTGACGTTCCTGCCGTCACCGCAACAACGTGAACTTTCTTCAGGATGGCCTTCTGGAAGGTGCGGAACTTGATTTCAGCGTTCGCGCCAGCAACCGCATTGATGAACCATTCGCGGCGTACCGTGGCGTTGGGGGTATCGTAACTCATGTGAATCTCCTTCAATCTAATTGGGAAATCAATCGTTGATCGCGATCAAGACTGCCATGAGACTATTGCACACCCCCACTTGATTGCCCTTTATTTTACATGCCTATAAGATTTGCCACTTTTCAATTCACTTATCGCTCCAGCGCTAACGCCATACCTCGCAGCTATTTCGCGCTGCGTCATCGCGGCGCCTGCCAACAAAAATCTGATCTCGCGTACCTGATCGTCCGTTAATTTTGCCATCGCGGGCCGCCTGCTTTGTTTATACGCCGCCGTCAAGCCCTCCGATATTTTCGCCTTGTGGCTAACGGATATGGTTTTACCCTTGTTTCTTGCGCTTAAATTAGCGAACTTACGCAAGCGTTTTAACTCTAGCCCCTCCGGGGTTGGGGGCGGTTTTCTGTTTGCGGCAGCCACCTTTGCGATATGTTCAGGTGATTTTTTCCGACCTTTTAACGTGTTGGATATTTTTGCACGCTGTTCTGGCGAAATGCTCCGCCCTTTTTGCGCCTCTGATATTTTTGCTCGGTGTTCTGGAGATTTTGCATAGCTACCATTGGCCAACCTGGTTGCTCGCGTTTTTTCAGAAATTGCTTTTGCCGCTCCAGAATCCTTTAATACTTTCCATCTTCTTTTCAGCGCTTCGGATATGTTCGCCTTGGCTTTGTCCGTAAAAGTATAGGGCTTACGGTTTCTGCTGGCATCTGCAATGTTGGCCCTGGCTTGCTCTGAAACAATTTTGCCTTTATGTAGTTTTGAAATCTTCTCTCGATACTCTTTTGTACTGGTGAATTTTTTAACGGCGGCTTTGTGCTTGGCCATGTGCGCCGGATCTTCAAACAGTTCAAGCATAAACAACGACGTAGCCTTGGCCGCTGCTCGCCTTAGCCACCCATACGACTTATTGCTGCGCTTCCCGTATGGATTCCCGCACATCGCTATCGCCGCGTACACAACCCCCCTCACGTCTGGATACATCTTGACCAAGAGTTGGTGGGCTAAAAAATGCTCTTCTGCTGTGAGATCAACTAAATTATGTTTTTCATTGCTTCCGCCCATGCACTTAGGGAGGATGTGGTGGCGTTCGGTGTACCCCAAGAGATTCCTGTTAACCGCCCTTGAAATCAATAAATCGTAGTGTTTTGCGTAGTCCATAAATGAAAATACCCACTTAGTTTTCCAAGTGGGTATTATACCTTAAATCAGTCTAGTATTGCGAGTCCCAGACCACAATGCGCGCTTGGCTGGCCTGAGTTTGTACTAACCCGAAGCCCCCAAGATAATACCAAGCGATACCACGCGAACGGCCATAGTCCGTTGGAATCTTGCCGCGCATTTCCTCGGGCACCGCGATACCCTCGGCCACCGTGTCGGCGCCGAAGAAGAAGGCCCAGTTGGACTTGCCGTCGCCCCAGGTGCCCGTTGCGCCCTTGGCAATGTTGGTCTGCTCGATGAAGCGGGTGTTTTCGTAGCGCCCGATTTCACCGTTCATGATCATGCCAAAGCCTTCCGAGGTGTACTGGTGAATGGCTTCCAGGTCGTCCTTGAGGGCGCGGAAGGTGCTCGGGTGCGCCAGTGCGAAGTAATCATCCCCTTCATACGGCGGGATGTTTCGCTCCTTCATGGTGTCCACGATGGCCTTCACATGCAAATTCCCCAAGGCGATCTTGTTCGTGCCGGTGATGGTGCCGTTGGTGTAGAGCGTGATGGCGTCGGTCGAAGTGCCATCGACCGGAATGACGCGCAGCGGAGAGGCTTCGAACTGGGCGTGCGCCGCAATGTCGAAGGCCTTCTTGGCGTCGTTCTTCAGCACCTTGCTGATCACTTCCTTGACCGGCTGCTCGGACAGGTCGTCCAGCTTGCCAGTGTAGGGAACGGAGTTGCCCATCTCGGTGATGGTCATCGTGCCCTGCGTGATCGTGAAGTTGGTTTCGGGCATGACGGTGGTTTCGGTCAGCGTCGCGCCTTGCGTCGTAACGTCCGAAAAAACGTTCCAGTGAAAAGTCCTTTGTGTTTATACGGATGCGTTACTTCCGTACCGTGCAATGTAAAGATGTGCCCAGGATTTTCCTGTTTTGATGTTCCAAGCCATGCTGGTAGCTATTCCGTATTTTCTTCCTACTGTTGGAGAGCCGACGCCACTATCAAATAAAGCGTACATCTCCAACACTTGCAACTCAGTAAGTTTCGACGTATTGACCATTGTTCCGTGGGCGTGTCTATTCTTACCTTTTTTGTCGAGGGCGTTATCCATTGCCGTTCCAAGAAACAAATGCTTTGGATTAACACAGCATCTGACGTCACACACATGAAGCACATAAGCCCCTTCGGGTATCTTGCCTTTGTGCATTTCATACGAAATTCTATGAACGCCTTTTGCTTTGCCAGAGTGTTTCATGTGGCCATATCCATTTTGCTGAATATTTTTCTGCCACTCCCAACACCCCGTAACCTCATTTACTACATAACCAGCATGAAACCTTTTTACATCATTTGCACTTCTTTTGGTGTCTTCCATCGCATACCCCGCAAGGCATTGTAATGTCACCATTATACACGTCTTTATGTTTCCATAAAGAGCAGACTATATCATCACCCACCTTAGTGGGGCTGTGCGCTTCGAGCCACTTGGCTCTACTCCCTTACGGGATAGTCGTTGAAGTCTCCACTGTAACAGTGGCATACCTGCTGATTGCCCAATCCATCGTCTTTTCAAACATTCACGCATACCGTTTCCAGTTTCGTTGTAGTGCCGTTGGCTCTAAGGGGTTTCCAGCAATTCACACAGTTTTCTAGCATCTTGTTACCAAAATGCGGCGACTACTAAAGTCAATCGCCCTTACCCTTGCCTTGAGTGGCCGCGTCCTTGACGTCGCAGAATTGACGGAATTTGCACAGCGGTTGCACCGCCATGCGCAAAGTTTTGGAAAGCCGATCGGAGGCCATGTAGCCGCCAACGGAATCAGTTACCCAGAGTTGTCCGGTAGTCATTTTGAATCTCCTAGAATGTGGTCAGATCACCGTATCCCCATGGTCTGCCCCAGTCGTTTCGCGGCCATCTCGGCGATTACCGATGATCTGCTGCTATCTTCCCGTGGTGTTCCAGCGGCTGCGGCGTGAGCCATCGGCATGGTGTCGATGGCCGCTTTTCGAGCCAGCTTCTGTTCGCGTGTCGCGCTTTCGTTCGGGGCATCCTGACGCCCTGGCTTCTTGCCCATCTTCTGATAGACCTCTGACGCTGCCTCCAGCAAAGCCTGGGCGCGGGGAATGCCCGCCTCTTCCTTGGCCTGTGTCTTGAGATAGGTCAGTTGATCCAGATCAGGATCGGCAATGATGTCCGGGTAGTCGGTACGCACCCGCTCAATGGCGGTCTTCACATCCATTCGCTGTTGCAGTTGTTCGGCCAGGCTGTTGATGTCGATCTGTTGCGCCTCGGGCGCCCTTGCGGGTTGTTCCCTGCGCTCCAAGACCTTCGCCAATGCCTCTGCCGCTGCCTCCTCATCGCCTTCAAAGACTTTCGAGAGGGCAGTTCTAACCGCGACCTTCAGTTCATCTGGCCCGGACTCAGTCTGGGTTACAGCGTGTTCCTGCTGCGGTTCAATACGGGTCTGGGCTTCCGCCTGTACCCTTGCTTCTTTCAGTAGCCTCGTCGCCTCTTCGAGACGGCGGTCGGCTGCGCTGCCTTTTTGATAGTTGCGCAACACTTCTTCCAGCGAAACGTCCTGCTCCTGGCCGTCGATCTTCACCCGGACAAACTTGTCCTTGGGATCTTCGATGGTCAGTTGCGCGGCAATTTGCTCGTCCGCTTCGCTGACAGCAGGTTCTTCCGCCACTGCAGGCTCGGCGGGTTCAGGGGCAATGCCCATATCCTCGTTGCGCTGCTGCGTGCGTTTCTCTGCAATCGCCTCCATCGCGATCTCTCGCGCTGATTTCGGCTGATCAACCGTTTCGTCAGCCGTCACATCCGATTGGGTAGCGTTGGCGTCTTGTTGGTTGGTTGTCATGTGCGTTATGCTCCTGTCAAGTTAATCTGTGCCGCGTTCGGTAAATTCGCGCTCGGCGTTGAATCCGGCCTGGACGGCATCCGCCAGCCAATAACCGATGGACTCCGCCCGATAAATGGCGTTCTGCAGTTCCCGGATCGTCTTCGCGTTCTCGGGGTCTGTTCGCTTCAAAGTCTCCACTGCTGCGGCGATGTCCTCTTCAGCGCGTCCAATCAGATAGCGCCCAAGCCGGGACTGGATGAAGGCTTCCACCTCCATGCCGAAGTCAATGGTCTCGTTTGTTGCCCGCAGTTCTTCGTTTTCGGTCGTCATAGTCGCTTACCCTACCCCACCCCCACCTGATTTCCGGCGCCGTCAAACGCCTGGGTCTCGATGCCAGTCAGTGCCCCGGTGCGATCCGGGAACATCGGGCTGGTGTTGTTCTGGTCGGGGATGACGCCTTCGTCCGCTTCCTGCTGCGCCACCTGCATGTCCGCCCCAGTGTCGAGAGCCGTCATGCCGGCCTCACTCATCGCCTGGGGCGTTGGGTAATTGGGATCGATCCCTACCGGATTGGGTGCGGTGTAGCCTGCGTTCTGCATGACCTTGTCGGCCACCGGAGCCACGGCGGGCACAGTGGCGATGACCTCCGCTGCCTGCATCGCTGCGTAGGCCGACTCCACACCGACCTTGACCTTGTTGGCGTCGGTCTGTTTGGCCTGGGCTTCGAGCAGCTTGACCTGCGCGGCCAGCAGCTCCGGCGGATGTTTGGCGCCAAGCTGTTGCTGCAGGTCTTGAATCTGCTGCTCCAGGCTGGCGATGCGTGGGTCTTTCTCGGTGCCGATGCTGCGGAAGAACTTACCGCCGTCCTTGTGGCCAAGCGCTCCGAAAACTTCCTTGATCACCTCGCTCGGGTCGATGCCGTACTTCTCCAACACCCCATCGGCCAGCGCCGTCTTGACGCCATTGACGCCGGTCAGCAAAGTATTGACCTTCTGCGTCGGGCTGGTGGCGCCCATGCCCACCGAGACAGACAGCGTCAGCTCTTGCATCAGCAACTCGTCGGTGACGGCATCCAGCCCCATGCGCTGAAACATCTCGGACTGTGCGCCGGCAATCGCCAGCACAATCTCGTCGGTCTCGTAGTGTTGCTCCAGCGCAACGAGCTGACGCAGCACCGGCTCGACCCAGGTCTCGACAAAGGTCTTGAGCTGATAGGCGCTCACCTGGCTGGCGTCACTGGACAACAGCTCCATGCCGCCCACGGTCTCGTTGAGCTTGCGGTTGCTGGCCACGCTGCTCGTCGAAAAGTTGCCGGCAACGTCATCAAAATCCATATTCAGGCGATCCTGCTCCTGATAGCTGGAGCCGGTGACGTCAGGCGTGCTGAGAATCTCAACGTCGGCACGCGGGTCTTGCATCAGGGTCACGCTGCCGGGCACGTTGCGGGTCAGGCTGCGAATATCGACTTGCCGGTTGCGTGCCACGAAATATCGCTTGTTCAGCACGAATTTGACGTTGTCGATGCGCAGGTTGGCGATCTCATTGACCTCGGCCTGCATGTCGCGGGTAATGCGCGGCACGCCACCCTGCCACAGTTTGTGCGCCTCAAGGATGCAGGAGCCGATGACGAATGGCCGCTGGCCCGTCGCATAGACACGATCCAGCGGTACCGGGTCGGAGAGCAGATGGTCGGTGCCGATGGTGTGATAGACCATATCCATGCCATCAACATCAACAATGTTCTTATGCACCCAGACAATGCTGTAGTCGTTGATGCCCGTCACCTGCTCGGTGCCGTCAGTGCGGTTCTCTTCGCGAGTAAGTCGGGTCGTGTCGTAGTTGCGGATGCCGGTCTTGAGGTCTTGATCGCTGATCTTGCGCCAGGGCTGCTGCTTGCCGGTCGCCACCATCTTGGCCTTGACATCCTTGACGTACATCGGGATCAGCCAGATCAGGTAGGGTGAGGTATTGACCGGGTCTGTCCAGTTGCTGTTCGGATCGAAACGGAAATTCTCGACCGGCAGCAGTTGGATGATCGGCCTGTCCTTGCCGCGTCGTTGGTCGTACTCCCACGCTTGGTAGCTCACCACCGTGCCCATGACCTGGGCGTCCTGATACGCGCCCATGCA